CCTTGTCTACCTGCCGTATGCGTTCCTGATTTCGACTTGTACGGTCCTGCATGAGTTCCATTTGGTGAATCAGCGTACCAAGCAGTTCGTTTTGGTAAGTTTTCAGCTTGATAACCATATCGGTAAAGATTTCATATACAGCTTCCTCTCGCACATGGCGGTGCTGACAGTCGGTCGCACCCGATGATCGGCAGGTGCAGATCCACTGGGCTGTTCCGTTTACAACCTGATGGCGGAATGCTCTGCCGCATTCGGGGCAGCGTAGCTTTCCCGATAGCGGATACATCTTTCGCTTGCATTTTTCTGTCTGCCGTGAGTGCAGCAGGTTCTGTGCTGCATGAAAGGTTTCTCGACTGACGATTGGCGGATTGCTGTTCTCCACATAGTATTGCGGCAACCGACCGTCATTTTTCACTTTCCGAAACGGCAGGGTTTCGGTGGTATAACTTTTTTGCAGGAGTGCATCTCCCATATAGCGTTCATTGTTCAACACATAGTTGATTGAACTCGGCAGCCATTTTTCATAGCCGTGCCGTCTTGGTACACCGTCCTCATTAAGTATTTTCGAAATGGCAGGCGTTCCGTATCCTTGGAGGTATAGGTCGAATATTCTTCGTATGACCGCCGCCTCCGTTTCGTTGATTACGAGCTCGCCGTCTTTGAGGTCGAAGCCGTAAGCCGGACAGGTGCAGTTGAAGTTACCGGACTGCATTCGCTTTTGATAACTCCAACGCAAATTCCCCGATATGTTCACACTTTCTTGCTGTGCGGCCATACCGGGGAACGTTACGATCATTTCCATGTTCAGTTTTTCGGTGTCAATGCCTTGTTCCTCGAAGTACACGCTGACTCCGATATCCTTGAACATCCTTATTGGCATCTGCGATGGAGTTTTTTTCGTTCAGCGTAAGGAGCAGATGCCTACCGAAGTCGCTCTCGCTGAACAGCTTTACGCCGATGTCCTCGTCCTCATTGTCGGTCAGCGGGATCCGTTTCGGCGGCTGCATAATACCGATGGAGCGCAGCTTTTCATAAATGTCGTAAATGCTGTGGGGCAGTTCGAGAACAAGGGTGTTCTCTTTGTTGCGGATAATTGCGGTAATCATATTTACATTCCTCCCATTGTCATAGGCTCTTCCTGATATAAGATGTCGAGCAGGCTTGTGTCGGTGTCGTTATAAATAAAGCCGTCGCAAACAAATTTGCCGTAAAATTTATCCGAGATATATTCTCCGAATCCCTCATAGTCGAAATAATCTTCCATTTCAAGATCAAGAATATATCTGTCCTCGGTTTCGGTAAAAAATCTTCCCACCTCGGCATAGCTTGTTGCTCCCTCAATGAAGGTGAAGCACCCGATATTCCTTGCCAGCCTTGTAAGCTGCTCGGCGTCCTCGGCTTCGGCATATTCCGCCACCGACCACAGCTTTTTCAGATCCATATCCGCCGTATTAACGGCGCCGATAAGCCGGTTCAGCTCGTATACGCCTTCCTCGGCGGCGATCTCACGGAATCGCCCGAACCATTCGGGGCTGTCGGTATTGAAGTCCTCCAGCGTAATTTTCACCTCATCCGCTGTTGTGCCGAGCCTTGCAAACGCCTTGTCGATGGCTTCCTCCTCACAGGGAAAATACAGATATTCGGTTTTTCCGTTATATTCAGACCGTATGAAGCAAAGCATTTCCTCATACACATACGCCGGAAAATTCTGCCCGTCATAATCCCTTACGAACGGTGTGTCCTCGTCGACAAACAGCAAACCGTGTTCGGTAAAAACGCCCTTGCCGGATCGGATCAGCTCCCGCCCGAATTCTGCATATTTCGGATCGTCCGCATCGTCGGCAGGCAGACAGCCCTTGACCGTGAGCAGATACTCTCTGCCGATCTTGCCCATATCGCTGATATCCTGAATCAGAGGGTAACGGGTGAGGTTGAAGCTCAGATTAATGAGGTCGGGCAAGGTATCGAAGCCCTCTAATTTCATCGCCTCGTAAAACTGATATTCCTCATCGCCGAAAAAGCTGTCCATCCGTTTTCCGAGGAAGTTGACTTCATCGAGGTTAACGAATCGGTCTTGGAGGCAGCCGAGTTCCTCGGGGAATATGACCTCGCTTACATAGAGTTCAAGGGGTGTGACATCCTCGGCGTGGATTCTTTCGAGCGCCGCATTCATTTCCTTTTCGGTGCAGGGAAAGCGGAGGTCGGTCTGGCTGTTTCCGTATTTTATTTTCAGTTTAATCATGGCAAATCTCCTTGATGGCTGCGAGTCCGAAGCGGCGGATTGCCATAGCGTTGCAGATGGTGCGGAACAGCATAGGCGGAACGAGGTCGGCGTCTGACAGATCCGACACGGTAAGATGTTTTGTACCGAGCGTCAAGTCCTTGGCTGCACAGTAGAGGGTGTAGGCTCGTTCGGTGCAATTATTGAGTTTAATGTTCTCAAGAAACACGCAGCCGTTATTTATATGGTGCTTGCAGCAGCTCCACAGCCTTTGATCGGCAGTGAGCAGATACAAGGCTGACAGCAATGCGTAGTTTTCTCGGTGTACATTCCTTGCGGCAAGTGTAAATCTTGTCCGGTGCTTTTCATTTATATATGTCATGGGCTTTTCCTCGCTTTCTATATATTCGTTGAATCTCTTTCGGAAGGGCGGACAGCGTATCTGCCGCATGGTTTCCGCAAGTATTTCCGTGGGTGTTGCAGCGGTTATTGTGATAAGCACCTGTGATTCCGAAAAACGAACACCGACACCTCTCGGCTTGAAGTTCGGGATTGCGGTCATAAACCGTTCGATTCGGCGGTCATGTGGATTATCTGAAAATATGGTCATTGTTTTTTCTCCTTGCTGTGAAATAAAAAAAGCCCTCCGGTTTTTGTGTAACCGAAGGGCGATTGATAGTATTACATATTCTGTTGCGGAGCCGCTGTCTGTTCAAAGGTCGGCGGCTCGGCTTCGAGGGAGGGATATCCGTCCTTGAGCTTTTCTTGGAGCTTATCGAGCTGCCGTTCCTGCTCATAGGTCAGCGTTTCGCAGTTGGCCTTTGCAAAGTCCACACAGCGACAAAGGTCTGCCGATTCTTTCTCACTGAACAGGCGGTGCTTGCTGACGAGACCGGAGCGCACTGCAAAGGCTTCCTTGACATATTCATAGTTCGGCGAGTAATCTCCCCAGAACACCGAATCGCCGTCTGCGTTCTGCTTCCAGGTGCAGAACATAAAGCCGTTCTTTTCACTGTAGGTTGCCGCCAACACGGTATCTCCGAAGGCGGCAAGCTGTCTGTAATCGGAGACGCCGTCGGCTTTCATCTGCGGTGCGTGTTCGTAGAGTCCGACATATTCCCGCACCGTAGAGATCTCATCCTGAATATCTGCAATTTTACTGCGGTATTCATCCGAGAGGTTTTGGTCGGCGTTGCTTAGAAATTGACCGTTGTGTTTTATCCGGCAGAGGGGGATGCCGTCCGAGGACACTTCTAACCATCCGCTTCCGTCCATCTTGGTGTCGTACCGAGCCTTGAGCCGTTTGGCTAATTCTTTCTGTAGCATATCTGTGATCTCCTTTTTTGAGGGTAATAAAAAAGGCAGATAGATTTTTGATTTCTATCTGCCTTGCGTATCATTATTCGGTTGTGTGAGAGTTCAAGACATCCAACAAAGGGAAAACATCATTTTTATATCTGTCAAAACGGTTCGCGGAAATTTTGCCGTATAAACGGTGAAAACCCCGATTTTATCGGGGTTTTCACGGGCTTCATCTATTTTGTAGCCCTTTTATGAAAGCAGTGACCTACTTTGATACAATTTGCACACCCCGCATACTTTTCGTTAAAAGGTATAGAGATTATTAAAAAGTGTACTATTACCAGTTGAGGATAACAAATTCTTCAGCGTTTTCTCGAATAATTGCATTATATTGCTGTACTTCATTTTCAGTAATATGACTTATATAATAAACATTTTTCTGGTCGTTTTTTCTACCCTGTACCAATAAAATACGTGGTGTTATCGGTAGCAGCCCAACTAATGAAGCATCAGGGCGCTTGTGAACAAATGCTGGTGTATCACTTGTAATAAAGAAAGACGGACCATCTGCGACAAAATAATGAAATGATGTATTTTTTAGGTTTGCCATGGCATTTTGATAAATAATACCTGTGTCATTTAAGAACTGCCGATAATATTTGAGTAACAAATTGTGTCGTATCTCTTCCTCGGCTGTGGTTATTGAAGAAATCAGGCGCTCTTCTTTAGGGATATCCAGTTTGGCAAATGGTACAATATCATTACAAAACCAGGTCACTGCTTTTTCAAACTGTGCATTGGAATTGAACCCTCTCCAGTCAAGAGCAGTAAAAAATTTCATTATGTACTCACGGTCAAATGTTTGGACAGAGTCAGTAGTGGCATTGAGGATACATTGTTCAATAACCGCTACTTGCATCGCCCATCCGTTTTCATATTTACTCGACCAGTTTGCTTCAATATCTTTGATTTTTACCTTTAGGATTTCACTAAGAAGACGCTTCTTACTTACATTGCTTCCATCAGAACGTGTAATATGCCATTTTTCAAAATCATAAAACAAACGGTTCATTTCAAGAGGGCTTTTGATGGGTTTTGAATCATACTCTACATGGAAGGGTTTAAGTACTGCAAAGATTTGCTCTGCATCAGCTTGTGTACAGATTGGCATACCCGCTTTTATGGAATGATAATCTGTAATACCAGCAATGTTTTGCTTATTCTTTTTGCAAACAGCTCCAGGGTTGTTAAGGAATTCCACCTTAAGCGTTCCATTTTCCTTCTCCCATGCTGACATATATGTTTGAGGAATGAGATGGTGGTATTTTGCTTTGGTATCATTTGGCACAGTCTTTCACCTCACTTATATAAAATTAATACTCAAGGACATTCCATATAAGAGTTTTCACACCAATATTTTCTGTGCTTTTCTATAATAGGCACTTCATTTCTTTCGCCAAAATGAGATAAATTACAAGATTCAATACTCTCTGTACTTTCTTGCACTCTGCTGAATCAAATCATGAATTTCATTGACATCTATCACACTCATCATCGTGTTTTGCTTTTCAACAAATTTTCTCGCACCACTAGTGACACGCCCAGTGGTCACAAGAATTGACTTGTTGATTTGGTCTGCAGACTGAACGCCATATAGAGACCGCACTATACTCACACCGACAGAATTCCGCCTTCCGTATCTTTTGCATTCGATGTAGAAAACCACAGGCTTTCCCATTTCGTACTTTGTAGCTATGATATCTCTGCCATCATCTCTAGTTTGTTGTGTCAATGTGGTTTCAAACCCTTGATCCTGCAGTACCTGTTCTATGACCTCCTCAAACTCTCGCGGGGAGATGCTATAAATCATCTCTGGATTCTGAGCGATTCCCATAATCATCTGTTCAACACGTGTATACTCCGGATAAGCATAATCTGGATCAAACTCGTCTCGACTATAAATGACACACATATGTGGATTTTTTTCAAAGCTGCCCCCAACTATTTTAAAGTCCTCATAATTAAAAGCACCAATCGGATATTCATAACCTGATATCCTAAATGATATTTTATTACCACAATGATCACATACTATGTATCCATCATGCCAATATTCAATTTCTTCCCCCATGCCATTTTCACCATGGTCATAAATATAGGATTCAAATTCAATATCTTCCTTATGAATTCCTATTATTTTTCCGCATCTACCACAGCGAATAATCACATCATCTAATAAATCCATCATTCAAACCTCTCCGTATACCACACTATTTAACAAGTTGCACATGTAGTTGTATCTGTTCGGTGTTTTCTGCTTTACATAACTGTACACAAGGCTCCCTGTCTTAGGTGAAAATTGATTGCCAAAAACTGCAATATTCATTCGTGATTCCTTTACCTTTTAGGTTAATTTGCCGTTGGGCATCATAAGCGTCAATCAATAAACAACTCGGGCATATTGAACTGTATCTCGTTCGCGTCAATTCTGACACTTGCGTTTCCGCAGGTTATTGCTTCCTTTTTTACGCGGATTTCACCATCCACAACAGCTATATATTTAGCACGATTACTCGGTTGTTCAAGAAATGTCGCTGAATCGCGAGTAAATCCAACTCTCTGCAGGAATATGGTAAGCTCGTTTGTAGTTCCGTATTCCACATACTCATACCAATCGTTGTCAAAATGTTCGATATTATGATACGCCTTATACTCATGGGAGAATTTGCGGAAGTAATTTGATATACTGAATAGCAATACATTTTCAATTACACCAAGCGTTTCTGCAATAATGTAGTTTTTATGGCTCCGGGATCCATTATACCAATTGGCTATGTTTTGATTTCCGAGCCATACCCCTGTATGGGGATTTTCAGCTTTGTGCCTTATTGCTGAATTTATAATTGAGCTAAGACCATACCCTCGAATCCAACGAAGCAATATGACAGCATACCACTTCAATGCGCTAAACGATTTCCCGAGGGTTTCAGGCTCATATTTATCCCATTTAAACACTCTGCTAAGCACAGAGAGAAATCTGACCAGTTCTTCAAAATCTACCTCGTCATTCTCGCCTTTCAATTCGGGATATTTTGCTCCATGCTTTATCACCTCGGAAAGAGTAAATGCTTGATCGTAGGAGAGGGTAATGTCATTACTAGTCTTTTCCGGCGGGAAGTTGCTTATTATGGCAGTCTTCTGACTCGGAGTAACAAATTCATCGAACATTCCTGTAAGCGGAGATTCAACCCCAGAAGCATAATCGTTCATTATGATAAGCGCAAACTTGCGAAGAGCATCAAAATCCTTGTCCTTAGCCTCTTCATGGCATGTGGTCATTTCAATATCGCCTTTTACAAGATCATTAACTAACGCAGGAATATGTAACTTATTCTCTTCAAGATCAAAAGAGAGTTCTTGATTTGGAACATCATTATTCAAAAACTTTTCATATTGCTTTTCCGTAAGGCTTGTATCCATTCGGAGAAGAAATACATTTCCAAATAGATTATATTTAATACGTCCGACACGTCCGATTAGGTTCCTGAATTCCACTTCATCCATTTTGGGTAAACCATTACGGTAACTTGTCACGAAAAGGTTGTCAGCAGGCAAATTGACACCTTCCACAAGGGTGCTAGTACAAAAAATTGTTCGTAAATCACCGTTTTCAAAGCTTTGCTCAATGCGTAGGCGAATATTAGCCGGAAGATATCCAACATGGTAAGCAACGCCTTTTTCTATGATTTCAGCAAGGTAACACTCTTTGTGGACATCTTTTTTTATGTCATTTGCCAACTTTTTAAGATTGGGATTATTTGTTGGTTGTAAATCTTTGGCATACGCCATGGCATAATCAATAACCTTCTGTCGTGAACTGCAATAAACAACATTCTGCTTGTATCTTCCGACTCTGTGTATTATTTTTGAAAGTGTCATATCTGCAGGAACTCGGTAAACACTTTCAAGAGTCTTTTTGTGCTCATTATAGATACACATTTTATTATTTGGAAGATCCATATAGAATTTAAATTGACTAACGGGTGTAAAACGTGACACCAAACGATGTAATTTGTCAGGTTGCACTCCTGGAATCGTGCGAAGATATATTTCGGGATTCGGTATATTGGGAGAAGCAAAAATGATTCTTGGACATGATTCTAAGCATCTCAACTGTGAAATGACCTTATAGTAATAACTGCTACGTCCACCACGCTCGGAAATCTTATGAGCTTCATCTATGAATACAAAGTCTATGCTCAAATCGGAACGCTCAATAAGAAGGTGATGCATACGTTCTGGGGTCATAATGAAAATAAAATGATGATTTTGCTGAAGGTAAATTTCTCCTATTGCACTTACGATTCTATAGTTCTTGGCTGTTAGTTCATCTTTTAACCCATCGAACATATTGCTACGGACTTCGTTAATCAGCGCTTTTGTGGGAACAAGAATGGCAAAATTATCAGTAGCACCTTTTTCTATCTGTTCCTTTATGTATGTCTGTACGACAAAAGATTTACCCATTGAGGTAGGACCTGAGTAGCTGAAGAAAGAGTCACCTAATCTGTCATATACCTTTTTTTGATCGTGAAAAAAGTACTCGTCCGTTCGACCAGGGATGAGATGGTTGTCCTTATCGAATTCATAAAAAATGCCATCTAAGATATCTGCACTTTTATATCCTTCGATTGTGGGAGACCTAAGTCCTCTGTAATTTCCTACTGCAGATAAGACAGAACCAAGATAATACTTTACAGCCTCATCCTGCGGATATACGAGATGAAGGAGCGTGGCAATTTCTTGACCCCACTGATGGTCGCGTTCTGCGGTGGGCGCATAAGTAGATTTTGAAAGTAAATCAGCAAAACGAAGCGCATCTTTGATTTGAATTTGTTTCTGCGGGCGGTCAAGGCCAAACAAGTCTATCGAATAGTTATACAGCAGTGCTTCATATATTTCATTTAGATATGAGTTTTTATCTATATCTCGATAAATCGATTCATCCAGCGTGGCTGTTGTAGGTATATATTTCATCATCGACCCTCCAGCATTTCATCAATCAAACTTGTCTTTTCTGTAGGTGCGTCGTTAAATGGAAGAACATAACAATAAAATGTATATCCCCCCAGTTCGTTCTGCTTTATAGTATTAGCAATATAATCCTTTATGGACGCGATATCACGCTTGAGCTGCTCCTCGGCAGCCACTCTGTATAATGCACTGTCGGTGATAGCGGGATCGATTTTTAGCGTATATCCAAGGAATAATCCAAAAGCCATATCGGGCTTGTACTTAAACTGCTTTCTCGGAATCATCACATCTTTCATATACTCAATAGTACTACTGTCGAACATCAGTCCATATGCTGTATTCTCCACGGTTTCAAACTCGCTGTCAGCGTTCTGTTCAATAGACACAATCCTTTCAAAAGCCCGATCAACAGAAGCCTTTAAATCGCCCTCAATATTGGATGCACCGAAAACAAGCTGATTAAACTGACGACCATGCTCCGTTGTTGCAAGAAGATGTATACCATCGCTTTTACTCGCAAGTCCGGTATGTTGAGTGAACTCAATTTTCGACATAATTTTAGGAGCATTCAATTCCTGCTCAAGAAAAACATATAGTATCAATTCTCCGAGTACAGTGTCGGCACTTGCTCCATAAGCTTTTTTGAACTCAATGAGTGCCTGTGTGCCAATAGCACCGATAGGTCTGTTCTTGAAACTGTCTACTTTAGATCTTGAGAAAACATATGTACCAATATTGTCGGCAAGAAACTCCTTGATTTTACCAAAACGCATTTTCCCATTGTTGAGATCCGCACAGTAAATATTTGCTGTGGAAGGATGCGTTATACCGGAAACTACCATGGAAGATATCTTCTTGAAAGTTCTTCCAAAGGTGCTATCATTAATTGTTCTCTGCAACGGAGTGCTTTCTTCATCTTCAGCTTCATCCTCTGAAGCTAGCGGATCAATAAATATCTGCTTGCTTGAATCAACGGAAGTCAGATAGTTTTTTTCAAAATCTTTCAGATTGGTGGCACAATCCACATTTGACACGTCAACTATGGCATATTTGAAGAGGCATGCAAGCAATGAAGCCATTATAAATTTATCGGCTATAAGAATAGATTTCTTTTCAAATCCAGGCACATTGCCAATGATGGTGTCACCAGAGATATCATCCTCTCGAAGAACCGCTTTAATAGCATAGATAAACTGTTTGGCATTTGCATCGGCTATTAAACTAACCACGCATTCCTCAAAGCCTCTGACTGCAGCCTCATATTCAATATTCCTTGCTGTATTGATAACATCTGGTGGAACATTGTCATGCCCGCTTTTTAGATGCGAAGGCAAAGACTTATCCCTATGCGCTGTGTCATCGCAACCATAGGCGGTGAAAACTGCATCGCAAATGCTCTTGTATGTAACATTTTGCCCTTTGGCTTGATAAATCAAGTTGAGGAGTGTTCCAAAGCACAGCTTCTTCATTAATCTCTGTTCCTTTCGCTTTTTAGCCTAAATTGGTGTTAATCGTTCTCTTGACGATATGTTTGGATAGAATTCAAAATCATCTGAGACATATTAAGGATTTCTATTCCATTGTGACGAGTATAGGTCTGCATGATGTGCTTTGTATCAAGCAGGATGCCTAGGACCGGCTTCAGTTGAACACTCAATCCAGTCATCTGTGCTGACGCTGACAAACTTCAGTGGCATATCACCTTCGTATGTTACACAAGGCATGACAAAAAACTTTGGAGAGATCGTCCAGCCAGCAAACAAATCAATTACATCCATCACATATTTCTCATGTCATTTATTCAATAGCGCTTTTTCACTCTTGATCTATTCGTCTATTCCAGAGCATTTAAATTTCCACTGCTTTTCTATCTTTTGTGCTGGTATACCTTTTCCTTTATCAATCCAGTCACAGATAGTAGCAGGTTTGTCCCAAGATATTCTGCGACCTTTTCAATATTTATAACTTGTTATATCTGTCATAAGAGTGCCTCATTAAGTTACCTTTTTATTATAGCACGGTTTGACATAATTTTCAAGGTATTTTCTATAAATCTATGCTATTAAGCGTTTTGGGGTATGGTTTGCTAATGGTTATCAGTGCACCCAAAAGCATATTCTCTTGAATCAGCTATCTAATACATCATTATAGACTTAGTTGCATTAGGCATTTAATACTTGCATTGCGTCTCCGATTTTGAAATCGTGGGACTTATTTTTTTGCCGTTCCATATTGTCCCCATAATCCGTCCATATTTGTCCCGTATCCGAACTATTTCACTGATAGATTAAAAGAAGTACAATAATCATAGACCTTCGGATCAATGAAAGCTAACCAACATTCGGGATGAAGCTGAATACGACATAGGAGGAAAAAATGAATACTTATGACAAACAGGATCTAATTGTTGGAATCGAAAACAGTATTGCTCTCATAGAGTTTCGTTCGGATTCAGCTGATGAAATTATCGAGTCTGTTTTTAAGAGACACTGTGTGAGAAATATTGAAGAAGCAACTATGAACACACTTGAAGTCCTTTTCAGTGAGTTATACGCTATCGAAGCTGATCTCAACTAACAAGTTGCCTTGGGCATGGCATAAAACTGCTCACCGTCAAGCACCGCATCGTCTGATCAACGGTGGCTCAACGATGTTTGATGGCACAAGTAAATAACGTAGCTGCCTTTTGAGCGGGTTAGCTGCAATCCGAAACGGAGAACTTCGTTTGGACTGTGGCGCTTTTGTTATGCCCATTTTGCAGCTGACCCTAGAGGTTTCCTCCGTTTCGAGCAAATCAACGGAGGAAATTTTTATGTCAAACGAAGCAAAGAAGTATTTTATCCCAGTCAAAGGAGAACTTGTAGAGGTAAGCGAGGAACTATATCGTGCGTATTACCGACCCATATGGAACACCCGCTATCATGCCCGGAAGAACGGCGAGTGTTGCTGCACCAAAGCTCAGCTGTGGAAATGCGATGGCGTATGCCCAGGTTGCCCGTTCTACACAGCTGGCAAAAAAGTATCTCTCGACACCGCTATCGGTGGCGAAAACGATGAACTCACCCTTGGCGATACTTTGAGGGACGATTCGCAGACCATTGAGTCAATCATCATTGAAAAAGAACTACTTGAGGCATTATACGAAGAACTCGACCGTCTTGATCCGGAAGGAAAGCGTATTTGCGAATTGATGATGTACCATTCCGAGAGAGAGTCCGCCGAAATTATGGGTATGGCGCGCTCTACTTTCAAACGGCACTGGGCAAAGATACGTGACGAACTGCGGGACAAGCTCAAGGATTACTATTTCTGACATTTTCAATTATCAATCCGGTTGCAGTTTTGCAGCCGGAGAAAATTTTTTTCTGACAGTGGACCACTTTGGCATAATCCCTCCAGTGGATATTGAGGACAGCAAAAACAAATCACCTCGGAAAGGAGATTTCCCAATGAACAAGCCTAAAATCAACGAATCTGCAACTGATGAGGAACTTATCGGCGTGCTTACGGCAATCAGTGTTGTTTCAAAGCGCCTGGCAAGAAACTTGATTCAGCTTGAACAGCAGAAAAAATCTATGGAAGGAGCGACAAATCATGAGCAAAATAAACGAAGTGGAACAGGTCATCAGAGAACTGCGAGATGCTGCATCATTGTTGAATGATACCGCAAATTGGCTGTACGAGCTCTTCTCTGCCGACAAGGTACAGGAGCATAATACCGGTTCAGCAGAGACACAGAAGCAACTTACCCTTGAAGAAGTAAGAGCCGTCTGCGCCGAAAAATCCCGTGCCGGGTTCACAGCAGAGGTAAAGTCAATCATCACAAAGCACGGTGCGGACAAGCTTTCCGCAATCAAGCCGGAGGAATATGCAGCAGTCCTCGCAGAGGTGGAGGTGCTTGGCAATGCCGACTAATCATGCGATTCTCTCGGCATCATCAAGCCACCGATGGCTTGAATGTCCGCCGTCTGCTAAACTCTGTGCCGAACTGCCGGATACATCAAGCGAGTATGCGCAGGAGGGCACGGACGCTCATGCCCTCTGCGAACACAGGCTGAAAGCCTTGCTCGGCAGAGAAACCACCGATCCAACAGAAAACCTCACCTATTACAACGAGGAGATGGAGCGCTGCGCTGTCGAGTACGCTACATACGCTTATGAGCAGGTCGAGAAAGCAAAAGTAGCCTGCAATGACCCCATCGTCCTTATCGAACAGAAACTGGATTTTTCCAGGTGGGTCCCAGATGGCTTCGGCACTGGTGACTGTGTTATCGTTGCCGATGGTACACTGTCCATAATCGATTTCAAGTACGGCAAGGGCGTGGAAGTCCTCGCAGAGAACAACTCTCAGATGATGTTGTATGCTCTCGGCGCTCTTGAATTATTTGACGGAATATACGACATCTCCGCAGTGAGCATGGCAATATTCCAGCCAAGGCGTGACAACATCAGCGAGTATGCCATTTCAAAAGAAAAACTGCTCCGTTGGGCGAATGAGGTTCTCTCACCGACAGCGCAGCTTGCCGCAAATGGCGAGGGAGATTTTAAGGCTGGTGAGCACTGCCGTTTCTGCAAGGTCAGAGCGACCTGCCGAAAACTCGCAGAATATAATCTTTCACTCGCTCGTTACGATTTTGAACCGCCTGCTACGCTTGATAATATCGAAATCGCTGCTATCCTCGCAAAAGCGGACGAGCTTGTATCTTGGGTGACCGATGTAAAAGAATACGCTCTGCGGCAGGCACTCAGCGGTGTTTCATACGAGGGCTTTAAGGTAGTCGAGGGACGCTCCAATCGCAAGTACACAGATGAAAACGCAGTTGTTGAAGCCGTCAAATCCGCAGGATATGACCCATTTGAACACAGCGTTCTCGGCATTACGGCGATGACCGCTCTGCTCGGTAAGAAAAAGTTCAACGAATTGCTCGGCGGGCTTATCGAAAAGCCGCAGGGCAAGCCAACCTTAGTACCAATGTCGGACAAGCGTCCGGCAATCCATACAGCAAACGAAGATTTCAAGGAGGAAAAATAATATGCCGAAGTTTATCAATCCCACAAAGGTAATCACAGGACCCGATACAAGATGGAGCTACGCAAACATCTGGGAAGCAAAGTCCATCAACGGCGGCGCACCGAAGTTCAGTGTGAGCCTTATCATTCCGAAGTCGGATACCAAGACGGTCGAGAAAATCAAGGCGGCTATCGAAGCGGCTTACAAGGAGGGCGAGTCCAAGCTCAAGGGCAACGGGCGCTCCGTTCCTGCGCTTTCCGCAATCAAGAATCCGCTCCGTGACGGCGATACAGAACGCCCCGATGATGAAGCATACGCAAACAGCTATTTCATCAACGCTAATTCTGCGACCGCTCCCGGTATCGTTGACGCTAATTGCAGCCCCATTCTGGAGCGCAGCGAGGTTTACAGCGGCGTGTACGGCAGAGCGTCCATCTCATTCTACGCATTCAATTCCAACGGTAATAAGGGTATCGCCTGCGGTCTGAACAACCTGCAGAAGATTCGCGATGGCGAACCACTCGGCGGCAGGACCCGCGCCGAGGACGATTTTGCAACAGATGATGACGATGATTTCCTTTCGTGAGGTGCAACATGACAGAGTTTGAAAGCATTATGCTTGCCGCTTGTTTCGGCATTTCGGTAGGTACGGTCATCGGCAATCTCATCACCGTTATCGGTTCGCTGTCAGCAGCAATCAAGCAGCGCCGCAAGACTAATCACAAGTAATATTGGCAGTCTTACTGTCGGGTGGGTGGGTAGGTCCCTTATGGAGGTTTTTATGGATATTTCAACTTTTAACGACTCGGAATTCGGAGAAATCCGTACAATTCAAAAAGAAGACAAGGTGCTGTTCTGTGGCTCAGATATTGCAAGAGCGCTCGGTTACGCAAGACCTGCAGACGCAATCTCAGCACATTGCAAAGGGGTCTGCGTTTTACCGACCCCTTCTGCGGGAGGAGTTCAGAACACGAAGTTCATTACGGAGGGTGATATTTACCGCCTTATTGCGCACAGTAAACTGCCCAGCGCAGAACGCTTTGAGAGATGGGTGTTTGATGAGATCCTGCCCTCTATCCGCAAGCACGGTGCGTATATGACGGAAGATGTTCTGGAACAGGCGCTTGCCTCTCCGGATTTTCTCATTGAACTGGCTACCAGACTGAAAACTGAAAAGGCGAAAAACGCACAGCTTACCGTTTCCAATCAGATCATGCAGCCGAAAGCTGAATATTTCGATATGCTTGTTGACAGAAACCTGCTCACAGGTATTCGTGACACGGCAAAGGAACTCGGTGTAAGGCAGAACGATTTTGTGCGTTTTTTGCTTGACAAGGGGTATCTTTTCCGCACCAAAAAAGGCAAGCTAAGGCCGTATGCTACATACGTTGACAGTGGTTTGTTTGAAATGAAGGAGTTCGTCAATGACAAGACCGGATACACAGATACTCAGACGATGATAACTCCAAAGGGCAAGGAAACATTCAGATTGCTGTGCATCTGAGAACTAATAGGGCGGTAGATAAACTTTACCGCCCTTTTTGAGGTGAACTATGGAAAAGATAAAAACCTTAAGTATCGACTTGGAAACATTCAGCAATGTTGACCTTGCCAAATGTGGTGTGTACAGATATATTGAATCACCCGCATTTGAGATACTACTTTTCGGAGTTTCAGTGAACGGCGGCGATGTTGTGGTGTACGACATTGCGCAGGGCGAGAAAATTCCCGCAGAAATTCTCACTGCCCTGACCGATACTAGCGTTATCAAATGGGCGTTCAATGCAACCTTTGAAAGAGTGTGCCTGTCAAAATATCTCGGTTTGCCGTCCGGAGAGTATCTTGACCCGACTTCGTGGAGATGTTCGATGGTGTGGTCTGCATATATGGGACTTCCGTTGTCGCTTGCCGGCGCAGGTGCTGTTCTTGGCTTATCGGAACAGAAGCTGAAAGAGGGCAAAGACCTCATCAAGTATTTCTGCGTCCCCTGCGCAGCTACCAAAGCGAATGGCGGCAGAACAAGAAATCTTCCCGAACACGCTCCGGAGAAATGGGCGCAATTCAAGGCGTACAACAAGCGCGATGTCGAGGTTGAAATGTCGATACAGGACAAGCTCCGCAAATTCCCCGTGCCGGATTTCGTGTGGGCGGAATACAGCTTTGACCAGCAGATAAACGATCGCGGGATTGCTCTGGATATGGCTGTCGTGGAGAATGCAATAAAATTTGATGAACGCTCAAAAGCGCTTCTCTTGTCAAAAATGCAGGAAATCACCGCTCTTGAAAACCCGAACTCTGTACAGCAGATGAAACAGTGGCTTTCGGAGAACGGACTGGAGGTTGACAGTCTTGGAAAAAAGGAAGTCACAGCAATGCTGAAAACTGCACCGCCGCAACTTGCAGGGGTTTTGGAACTCCGTCAGCAGCTTGCCAAATCATCGGTGAAAAAGTACCAAGCTATGAGGAACGCTGTCTGCTCCGATGGAAGGGCGCACGGAATGTTTCAGTTCTATGGTGCAAACCGTTCCGGCAGATGGGCGGGTCGGCTGATACAGTTACAGAACCTCCCGCAGAACCATATCCCCGACCTCGAACAGGCTCGTGAGCTTGTGAAAAGCGGAAACTACGAAGCCATGGAACTGCTATACGATGATATTCCAGACACGCTTTCGCAGCTTATCCGCACAGCATTTGTTCCGAAATCGGGAATGAAATTTGTGGTATCTGACTTTTCGGCAATTGAAGCGAGGGTGCTGTCCTGGTTTGCCGGTGAGCGTTGGCGGCTTGATGTTTTCAGAAGTGGTGGAGATATTTATTGCGCATCAGCAAGTCAAATGTTCCGTGTTTCTGTTGAGAAACACGGCGTTAACGGTCATCTGCGACAGAAAGGTAAAATTGCGGAACTGGCGCTCGGCTACGGCGGCTCAGTTGGCGCGCTGAAAGCTATGGGCGCATTGGAGATGGGTCTGACGGAGGACGAACTTCAGCCGCTTGTGGATATGTGGCGCAGTTCCAACCCTAACATCGTCCGTTTCTGGTGGGAAGTCGACCACTGCGTGAAGGATACAATACGACAAAGGCTCCGCACAGACACACATGGCATTCAGTTTGAATATCAGAGCGGAATGCTGTTCATCACGCTGCCGAGTGGCAGACGGCTTTCCTATGTCAAGCCCCGTATCGGTGAGAATAAGTTCGGCGGTGAATCCATCACTTATGAGGGCGTTGGCGCAACGAAGAAGTGGGAGCGCATTGAAAGCTATGGTCCGAAATTCGTGGAGAACATCGTTCAGGCGGTCAGCCGGGATATTCTCTGCTATGCTATGCGAACGCTGCGGAATTATCGGATTTGCGGTCATGTTCATGATGAACTTATTATCGAATGCCCGATAGATACGAATGTATCTGAAATCTGCGAGATGATGGGAAGAACTCTGCCATGGGCAGAGGGGCTGCCGTTGAGAGCTGACGGTTATGAATGCAGTTTTTATAAAAAGGACTGAAATATAGTGGACCATTTGTATAATAAGTTTCCATATATTATTGACGGCTCTATCAGCCGTTAGAATTTAAAGGATGGAGGATAATAATGAAATTCACGATATACACGGCAGATTGCGTAGGCAGTCTGCCTAACAGCATATACCCACACAAGTGTGTCATAACAGACGAAGATTCCATGAAAACAGCCGTGTCATTTGACCACGTTGCAGCTGAATATACAAACAATCACCGCAGCAATTCGGATTTTCTTTCTTCCGATAATATACCGATGGACTGCGACAACGATCACTCCGATGATCCAAGCGACTGGGTAACTCCGCTTGAGGTGGCTATGGCTTTTCCTGGAGTGGAGTTCGTGGTCGTGTACAGCCGCAATAATATGCTCCCGAAAAGCGGCAAATCGCCTCGACCGAGGTTTCATGTGTACTTTCCTATTCCACAGATTACGGACAGCGCAGAATACACAGCCTTGAAAAAGCGCATTGCGGCGGAATTCCCGTATTTCGACAAGAATGCGCTTGACAGTGCAAGACTGCTTTTCGGAGTTACGAACCCGCAGGTTGAAATATACAACGGAGATATGTCTGTCGTAGACTTCCTCGACAATGCGGATTTTGAGAAGTGGGATAGTGACAGTGCGAGTGTACCCGAGGGCAGCCGCAACAGCACTATGTCGCATTATGCGGGGCGCATTATAAAGCGGCTCGGAAATACCGACGAAGCATATCTGCAGTATCTGAAACAGGCTGAAAAGTGCGACCCTCCGCTTGACGATTCGGAACTTCAGACAATTTGGAACAGTGCCGTCAAATTCGGAAGAAAGGTCGCAAAGCAGGACGGCTATATTCCTCCCGAGCAGTATAATTCGGGATTTAATCTGAAACCCGAAGACTATTCTGACATCGGACAGGCTAAAGTCCTCGCACGAGAGTACAGCGGCGAACTTGTATTCACGGACGCCACCGACTATATGCGTTATGACGGAGTCCGCTGGGCAGAGTCAAAACAGCTTGCTGTTGGCGCTTGCAAGGATTTTCTTGACAAACAGCTTGATGAAGCTAAAACCGCTTTGGAAAAGGCACAGCAGGCTCTTATGAAATCCGGAATAGACAAGGAAACTGTGCTTTCGGGCGGCAAGGCTCTCGAAAAGGCGATAGATGAGAAAAGCGAGAAAGCCTTTGCTGAATACATGACGGCACTTGTGTATAAGTCATTCGTAATGAAACGCAGGGATATGAAGTATATCACTTCCGCATTGCAGGCGGCAAAGCCTATGCTGTTGCGGGATATTAAGGATTTCGATTCGCCGGAATTCCTGCTGAATACTCCGGCGGCTACATACGATTTGCGAACCGGGACAAGCTCGGAGCACTCCGCAGACGATCTCATAACAAAGGTGACTGCTGTATCTCCCGGTGATGATGGTATGGATATCTGGCTTGAAGCCGTGAACAGCTTTTTCTGCGGCAATGACGAACTTATCGAGTATGTTCAGCAGATAGTCGGGCTTGCGGCAATCGGAAAAGTGTACATGGAGGCTCTTATTATTTCCTACGGTGAGGGTCGCAACGGTAAGAGTACGTTTTGGAACACAATTGCGAGGGTTCTCGGTTCGTACAGCGGGAGTATATCCGCCGATGCACTCACGGTTGGCTGTAAGCGAAATGTCAAGCCTGAGATGGCTGAACTAAAGGGAAAACGGCTGGTCATAGCCGCAGAACTGGAAGAGGGTATGCGGCTGAATACTTCGGTGGTAAAGCAGTTGTGTTCCACCGATGAGGTTTCCGCAGAAAAGAAGTACCGCGACCCATTCAGATATACTCCCACGCACACGCTTGTGCTGTACACAAATCATCTTCCGAGGGTCGGAGCAAATGACGAAGGTACATGGCGCAGGCTTATAGTTATACCGTTCAATGCGAAAATCGAGGGCAATTCCGACATCAAAAATTATGCGGACTACCTTTCAGAAAAGGCAGGCGGCGCTGTGCTTTCATGGATCATTGAGGGAGCAAAAAAGGTGATCGAATGCAATTTCAAGCTGAAAATTCCGCAGTGCGTAAGTGAAGCAATATCTCACTATCGGGAAAATAACGACTGGCTTTCCATGTTCATTGAGGACTGCTGTGAGATTGATACATCATATACGCAGAAGTCTGGCGAGCTTTACCAAGAGTACCGTGCATACTGTGCAAGGACAGGAGAATACACGAGAAGCACCACAGATTTCTACACCGGACTTGATACCGCAGGGTTTGAAAAACGAAAATCCAAAACAGGCATTATGGTCTACGGAATCCGCTTGAAACCTGACTTTATGACAGATTAAAACCATAAGGGTGCAGGTCGGTGAAGGTCTTAGTATAAAATCCCCTTTAGGGCAGTTTTAATGACAAAAAATACCTTATAGAGAGTTTTGTGAAATGAGGTTCACCGACCTGCACCATTGAAGAACAAGGAGCAGAAAATGCGTGAGAAACAGATAGAACAGAAGCTGGCGCAGGCGGTCAGAAAAAGCGGCGGTATGTGTCTTAAATTCGTGTCATCAAATTTTGATGGAATGCCGGACAGGCTGATACTTTTCCCGGGCGGTAAGATTGCTTTTGCCGAACTGAAAGCGCCCGGCAAAAAGCCGCGTCCCCTGCAAATCGCAAGGCACAAAGTATTGATGAAACTTGGTTTTCGTGTGTACATCATTGACAGCGTTGAGCAGATTGGAGTGATACTTGATGAAATACAGTCCTCATGATTATCAGCGGTATGCCGCCGAGTTCATAATCACCCACCCCATTTCGGCGCTTCTGCTGGATATGGGCCTTGGCAAGACTTCAATTACGCTGACGGCGATAAACGACCTGCTTTTCGACAGCTTTGAAGTGCATAAGGTCCTGGTAGTAGCGCCGCTGCGTGTGGCTCGTGATACCTGGTCGGCTGAAATCGAAAAGTGGGAGCATTTGAAGAATCTGCGGTACAGCGTAGTTGTCGGAACGGCGCAGGAGCGGATTTCGGCGCTCTCAACTCCTGCGGATATCTACATCATCAATCGAGAGAATATTCAGTGGCTTGTAGAAGAAAGTGGACTGCCTTTCGACTTCGATATGGCGGTAATTGACGAACTAAGTTCATTCAAAAACCATCAGTCGAAGCGGTTCAGAGCTTTTATGAAAGTCCGTCCAAAGCTGAAACGGATAGTCGGGCTTACTGGTACTCCCGCCGGAAACGGTCTGATGGACTTATTTGCAGAATTCAAACTGCTGGACATGGGTGAGCGGCTCGGCAGGCTTATCGGGCAGTACAGAAACGCCTACTTTCAGCCGGACAAGCGCAACGGAATGGTGATTTACAGTTACAAGCCTCTGCCCAATGCCGAACAGCAGATATACGACAAAATCTCGGATATCACGATTTCCATGAAAGCCGCCGACCACCTCAAAATGCCCGAACTCATAAGTGCGGAATACATGGTTCAGCTTTCCGAAAAGGAAAAGGAGAAATACGACCGTTTGAAGAAAGACCTCATTCTCTCCACCGAGGACAATGAGGTTACTGCGGCAAATGCCGCTTCTCTCTCAAATAAGCTGTCGCAGATGGCTAACGGTGCGGTGTATTCCGATGACGAGTCGGTAATACAAATACACGACCGCAAGTTGGAAGCATTGGAGGATATAATCGAAAGCATGAACGGCAAGCCACTGCTTGTTGCTTACTGGTTCAAGCACGATTTGGAGCGTATCAAGAAACGGTTTGAAATCCGAGAGATTAAGTCAAGCGAGGACATTTCCGACTGGAACAGCGGAAAAATCCCCGTGGCTCTTGTCCACCCCGCTTCTGCGGGACACGGATTGAACCTGCAGAACGGCGGTTCGACTCTGGTTTGGTTCGGACTTACATGGAGTCTTGAACTGTATCAGCAGACAAATGCACGCTTGTGGCGGCAGGGTCAGACCGCAGATACAGTGGTCATTCAGCACATAATCACAAAAGGCACTATTGACGAGCAGATAATGAAAGCTCTGAAAACAAAGGACACAACGCAGGCGGCGCTTATCACCGCAGTGAAAGCGGAGGTACATAAATGAACCCATACAAGGAACTGGCAAATGCCATAATCGTACAGGCAGTCAAGGATTACCGAGATGCTGTGGAGCGTCTTAGATATACACCGGACGATAAATCGGCGCAGCATGATAAGCGGAGCATAGAGAAATTCTTCCGTTCAAACTGGTTTTCGATACTTTCGGATTTGAACGGAGAATTGCTTCTGAAAAAGCTCAAAGAGGAGGTTTCGGCATGACGGCAAAGGAATATCTCGGACAGGCATACAGAATAGATCAGCGTATCAACAGCAAGATGGAGCAGATAGCTTCGCTGAACCTGCTTGCGCAGAAAGCTACCACGGTTTTCAACGATATGCCCGGCAACTCCACCCGCAATATCCACCGTATGGAGGACGTCATAATCAAAATTGTAGATATGGAGAGTGAGATAAACGCTGACATTGACAACCTGGTTGACCTCAAAAAGGAGATTGCCGGAGTGATTCGCGGTGTTTCAAATCTCGAATATCAGACCTTACTTGAACTGCGGTATCTGTGTTTCAAGACCTGGGAGCAGATAGCCGTTCAGATGGGATACGGTATAGATAATATCTACAAAATGCACCACAAAGCAATGCGAGAGATTGTTGTTCCGGAAACTTTACAGTAAAATCAACTATTTTACAGTGGCCCCTTTGTGGTATGATATAATCAGCAAAAAAGAAAAGAGATGACCCAAATGCCCAGACGACCACAGCGCCCCTGTTCCTACCCCGGCTGTCCCAACAGATGTGACGGACAGTACTGCGAGGAACACTCAAAGCAGATGAACCGCCGCTATAATAAATTCGTCCGCCCTGCCGACAGCAACAAAAAGTACGGCAGAGCATGGCGTGAGATACGAAAGCGGTATGCAACGGCTCACCCACTGTGCGAGATTTGTTTGAAAGAGGGTCGGCTCAATCCTGTTGAGGAGGTACACCATATCGTTCCCGTGTCACGCGGCGGCACAAACGAGTTCAGCAATCTGATGTCGCTGTGCCAGTCGTGTCATACGAAAATACATCACGACCTCGGCGACCGGTAGGGGCGGTCGAAATCCCTGTGACCTTTACTGCGGACAGCGGCCCGGGGCTTCGTGCGCAAAAATCGGGGTTCAAACGGGGTATTAAACCACAAATCATTTTCGGACGGCGCGAACCGTCCTTTTTTCTTGTCCTGCGGAGGTGAAAAACATGGCTAAGGACGGCACAAACAGAGGCGGCAGACGGGTACGCGCCGGAGATAAACCCGCTCCTGCCGCAGAGAAAAAGCAGAAAGGACTTCCGGTGAAAATCATAAGCAACGACATACCTGCGCTCGACACAGCGGAACTTGAAGCCGTCAACCTGCCGGAGGGCGCTGTGCTTAACGGCGCGGATATGCCGAAGCCAAGCGATTATCTGTCGGCTCGGCAGAAGAACGGAGTCCCGCTCGGCGCTGACGATATATACCGAGAAACCTGGCTGTGGCTTAAACAAAGGAACTGCGAGAACCTCGTAAACAAGCGGCTCATCGAAGCCTACTCCCAGGCATACGCAAGATACATTCAATGCGAGGAAGCAATCAGTACTTACGGCTTGCTCGGCAAGCACCCGACCACGGGCGGCGTTATTGCTTCGCCGTTCGTGCAGATGTCGCAGCAGTTTCAGAAAAACGCAAATCTCATCTGGTATGAAATTTACGGAATAGTCAAGGAGAACTGCACCGAGCCAGTAGGTGATGATCTGAACGATGCTATGGAACGTCTGCTTCGTTCAAGGAAAGGATAACGCTATGTCAAAGGACACCATCGAATTTTTCAAGGAACTGAAAAACAACCGACCTAACATCACGGTACAGCAATACCGAACGATTAAAGGTCAGGCAATTAAGGGCAATGTCATGGACGCCCGAAAAGGTCTGCACAAGGTTCTGAAAAGGAGGAACGTCAGATGAATACGACCAGTGAAATGCAGCTTGTTCCGATAGATAAGCTGATACCGTACGTCAACAATGCTCGGACGCACTCGCCGGAACAGTTGAACAAGCTCCGTTCCTCGCTGCGTGAGTTCGGCTTTATCAATCCCGTTATCATCGACAGGGATTTCAACGTCATAGCAGGTCACGGAAGAATTCTTGCGGCAAAGGCCGAGAATATCTCTGAAGTACCCTGTGTATTCGTGGATTATCTAACACCTGCCCAGAAGAAAGCGTACATAATCGCAGACAACCGAATGGCTCTCGATGCAGGCTGGGACGAGGAAATGCTGAAAGTTGAAATCGAAGCATTGCAGGCGGACGATTTCGACCTGGGTCTGACGGGCTTTGATGAAAAGGAACTCGCTGCGTTTTTTGACGATGATTCCGATACCAAGGACGATGATTTCGATGTTGATGGTGAATTGGAAAAACCTTGCACAACAAAAGCGGGCGACCTCTGGTTGCTCGGAAATCACAGACTTGTCTGCGGTGACAGCACAAAACCAGAAACTTACGAGTTCCTTATGGACGGCAAACAGGCTAATCTTGTGGTTACCGACCCGCCGTACAATGTCAACTATGAGGGTTCGGCGGGTAAAATCAAGAACGACAATCTTGAAAATGAGAAATTCTATCAGTTTCTGCTTGACGCTTTCACCTGCATGGAGAAAGCTATGGCGAACGATGCAAGCATCTATGTTTTCCACGCAGATACAGAGGGTCTGAACTTCCGCAAGGCTTTTGCTGACGCGGGATTTTACCTTTCCGGAACGTGTATTTGGAAGAAGCAGTCGCTTGTTCTCGGGCGCTCGCCGTATCAATGGCAGCATGAGCCGTGCCTGTTCGGCTGGAAGAAGAACGGCAAGCACCGGTGGTACTCCGACCGCAAGCAGACGACAATATGGGAGTTCGACAAGCCGAAGAAAAACGGCGACCACCCCACAATGAAGCCGATACCGCTCATTGCGTATCCGATAAAGAATTCAAGCATGAGCAACTGTATCGTTCTCGACCCGTTCGGCGGTTCGGGCAGTACGCTCATTGCCTGTGAGCAGACGAACCGAATTTGCCACACAATCGAACTTGACGAGAAGTTCTGCGATGTAATCGTGAAGAGGTATATCGAGCAGGTCGGCTCTGCGGAGAATGTTTCTGTGGTTCGTGACGGAAAGACGATTGCTTATTCCGAACTGGAGGTCACCGATGAAGAATGAACTCACGCTCGGCAGCCTTTTTGACGGTAGCGGCGGTTTTCCACTCGGAGGAATGCTTGCTGGCATTACTCCTCTGTGGGCTTCGGAAATCGAGCCATTCGCCGTTCGGGTAACAACGAAAAGGCTACCGCAGATGAAGCACTACGGAGATGTGTCTGCGCTAAACGGCGCTGACCTGCCGCCTGTGGATATAATCACGTTCGGCAGTCCGTGCCAGGACATGAGCATTGCCGGAAAACGCAGCGGTCTTGACGGTTCGCGGTCGAGTCTGTTCTATGAGGCGGTCAGAATTATAAAAGAAATGAGGTGCGCTACCAATGGCAAATATCCAAGGTTCTGCGTGTGGGAAAACGTCCCTGGAGCGTTCTCGTCTAACAAAGGCGAGGATTTCCGGTGCGTCCTCGAAAGCCTGTGCAGGGTCAGGGACGAAACCGTTTCTGTTCCTAGATGTGAGAAATGGACAAACGCAGGAGAGATACTGGCAGACGGTTTCTCAATCGCCTGGCGAGTGCTTGACGCGCAATACTGGGGAGTCCCCCAAAGAAGAAAACGCATCTACCTTGTCGCAGATTTTGATAGCGAATGCGCCGGAAAAATACTGTTTGAGTCCGAAGGCTTGTCGGGGTATTCTGCGGAGGGCTTCAAAGCGTGGCAAAGAGCTGCCGCCGCTGCTGAAAGCGGCTCTGGAACGACAGGCGCAGTCTGCTTGAACGACCAAGGTGGCAACAGAATGGACGTGACGGAGGAAGTAACTTGCACACTCCGAGCCGAAGCTCATCACCCACCGTGCGTGATGGAGTCCGCAGCAGGGTTTTGCACGGAACACTCGGCAAAAGCGGGAGGTATTGGCTACGAAGCTGAAACTGCGCCTACCCTCCGTGCTGGGACTGTTCCTGCGACTGTCTATGAAAATCACTCGCAGGATACACGCTATACGGAGTTGCACGGTATTGCTCCTACGGTTTCGTCAACTTACGGGACAGGCGGGAATAATCAGCCGTTTGTCGTGGAAGATACTCGCTGTTTTGATGTTCGTTTCACATCTGACGGCACAAAAAACGCACGTCAAAACTGCTATGAAACAGATACATCACGAACAATAGATACGGGTGGTAATTCTCCTGACTCAAATCAAGGCGGCGTGGCAGTCGTAGCTGTCCAGGGTTCAATGATAGGCAGAGCCGATAAAAACGGTCCGCAAGGCAGCGGTGTGAATGAAGATGTTTCTTTCACTTTGAATGCTACCGACCGCCATGCTGTTGCGTTCTCGCAGGACAGCTACACAAAGTACAGCGAAAACGATAAATGCGGAGCGCTCCGAGCCACAGGTGGAATGTACGGAGGGGGTTCAGAAACCCTTGTGTACAGCACAAGCAAGAATTCCTACCACACCGAAGCCGAGAAAAACCTTGCTAACACGCTTGTGGCAAGCGATTACAAAGACCCGCCGACAGTGAATTATCCCGAGTACATAGTCCGCAGGCTTACTCCAACCGAGTGCGCTCGTTTGCAGGGATTTCCCGACTGGTGGTGCGCAGATCTCGGAACGGACGAGCCTACAGATGAAGAATTGACGTTCTGGAAAGATGTGTTTGAAACTCATCGCAAAATTGTTGGCGGCGCAGTCAAGCCAAAGTCCGAAAAGCAGATTCTCACATGGCTGAAAAATCCCCACAGCGACTCTGCCGAGTACAAGCTGTGGGGAAATGGTGTTGCTCTGCCGTGTGTTTACTTTGTCCTTTCAGGGATTGTATGGGTCAGTTCTTGCTTGAATTAGCGTTGCCCGGCTCATCGCCAAGCACGATTTTTCCGTGCTTTTCTTCAAACTTTTCTATGCACTCACGAATCAGAACGATGATTTGCCCATTTGCGGAACGAGCCTCATAATCGGCAACGTAATGCAGTTTGTCGAGCATTTCATCGTCAATTCTGATGGATAAACTCTTGATAGACATAAAACTCCTCCTGTTTATATCCGATATATGTTTATTTTAACATCATAATGTGCTATAATGTATGGAGTGAGTTCAAAGTGCGTTCATAATGCGTTTACAAGGAGGGCAACATGAAAGTAGCTGTAATTGGTTCAAGAGGGCTGAGCGTGAGTGATTTAGGCAGATATCTTCCCGAAAACACCACGGAAATCGTGTCCGGAGGTGCTAAAGGAGTAGATACTTCCGCAAGGGAATATGCTTTGGCACACGAAATAAAGCTGACGGAGTTCCTGCCGGAATACACAAGGTTCGGCAGGAGCGCTCCGCTGAAACGGAATATCACGATAATTGAGTATTCGGATATCGTGCTTGCGTTCTGGGATGGAAAATCACGAGGTACGAAATTTGTCATTGACAACTGCCACAGACTTGGTGTCGAGGTCAGAGTTTACATTATGGACTAATAATTCAGCCGTACATTGTGCATTACGCAGAATGTGCGGCTTTCTGTTAATACCCCGTTGACTTATAACCGTAACAGAGTAAAATGTAGAGTACCGAAACGAATGGAGGTACGATTTATGACAATTTACTACAACGCACAAGACAGAAAGCCGCTTGTGAAAGCAATCAGCGAGTTCACGGGTGCGGACGTGGTTTATTTGCGAACCCCGACCTACGCTTACCGCATTGATTATTTCACAGTGACCCGCGAGGGCAATCTTGAATTCGATGACAGAGCCGACCACGAGGAAATTGAGAAACTGATTGAGTTCCTTTCGGAGCGCGGATTTATCGCCGACACAAGCGCCACAGAGCAGCCGGAAACGGCAAGCGAGAAAGTATCCGCAGACACCGACAGCGCCGAACACGGCGAATCTGTGGGGCTTACGGTGGAAGTTCCGCTTGAGGGTACTGCGGTGGATAACCTTACCAAG